TTGGATGCCTTTTTGAACGTCTTCCGAGATTGCTCCAGACTCTACTAATTTTGATATTGCGTCTATCATTTTATTTCAGGTCCTTTATTATGTTTGTTAGTGCCTCTTTCAGGAACTTTTGTGCTTTAGGGTCATTTCTAACTTCAGCCGCCAAACCCTTTGCCATATTACCACCCTTTGTATTCATCAGGTGTTCGTAAATTGGCGTAGGATAAGCACCCGGTGCCGAAGGTTGGGCTACAACATCGACTGTGATGATCTCAAAGTCTGAAACTTCACCGCTTCCGTATTCGTTCATGTTTCCAGAACCTCTACTTGAAACGCCTAGTTTCACACCTGATTGCAACATAGTTTCGACAAGTTTGCCCATTGGTGTTGGTAAAATTTTCATTTTACCATATCCATTTGGTCCGTCCATCCACATTTCTGTTATCATGTGGGACACACGGTCCAAATTAATTTTTAAATCATCTGGATGATCCACTTCCCCTAACACAGAGTATCCTGAGCTGATCTGATCGTTCAGTGTTTTAGTCGCTTTCGCGATTTCTGACACTGGGTAAACTCTCTGATTAGCGTTCTTGATCCCACCTTGAATGCAGATGCCCTTCATGTACAAATCCTTACCGTCTTTTCCCTCGTGTAAGATCTGCACTCTGGCCTGATCAAATGTTAGATTCTCTCTTAGGTATAGTGATGCCATCCGATAACTCCCGTTAAATCAACAATTATTTTCTAGAAACAACTGGTGATTTTGCAGATTTGTCTGAATGGTCCGCTGTATCGGCTTTGCCTGGCTTCTTAAATGAAGTAGACTTTGCTTTTGCTGGACTATTCTCGAAATCACTCATCTTCTGTGCAGTTGGAGCCGGTCTTCCGTTGTCGTCTGCTCCGCCTTTTGCAATGTTACCTGCATTTGCACTGTTAACTGCTTTGTTGTTTGAGTTAACTGGTGATTTTGCTGACTTGTCTGAATGGTCGGCTTTGTCTGCATTTTGAGGAACTTTGTACTCTTTCATGTCCTCTTTTTTCTTATCCATTTTGCCTTCCATTTCAACTTCTGGAGTCAACTCTGGTGCAACTTCAGGTGCTAAAGATTCTTCTTTATCTTCTTCACCGTCTTTTTTGCCCATCATTGCTTCGAATTCTGCTTTTAGTTCATCTAAAGCGTCTTCTAAGTCAACTACTCTGTCTTCAACATCGCCTTCAGCGTCGCCATCAGCGTCTTTTTCTGCATCCATGTCCATGTCCATCTCTGGTTTGTCCATTGCATCCATTTCGCCTTCTTCTTCGCTAGAGATGTCTTTAACCAATTCGTCAGTTGCGTCTCCGCCTACTTCTTCAATTGATTCTTCTTCAGTAGTTTCTGATTCTGTTGCTTCGTCTTCGATTTCAACAACTTCGTCTACTTGTTCGTCTTTAGACTCTTCTGAAGTTTCTTTAACTTCTTCATCTTTAGATTCTTCAGTTTCTTTAACTGCTTCTTCTTTAGATGCTTCTGTTTCTTTAACTTCTTCGTCTTTTGATTCAGCAGTAACTTCTTCGTCTGCTAGATTCTCGTAGATATCTCTTGATTTTTCTACTACGATTTCGTGGAATAAAGCCTCTGCTTTATCGTTTTCTTCGTTTATTAGCAACTCTAATAACGATTCAAATTTATTGTTTGACATTTTACACGTGCTCCTTGGTTTAGTGTCGATTTGTACTTATAAGTGTTTGTATTTACTGCAAAGGCGCAAAAACGGTGGTGTAACTGGTGCGAAAAGGTGGATTTTTTCTAGATTTTAATCTGCAACTGAAATTTCTCTACAAATTGGTTAATAGTGGGATGATCTATGTTGCCTTTCCATTCTAGATCTTTTGGTCGGAACCATCCGTTGGGTATAATACGGTGGAAGTTCACATCTTTGTAGTCCATAAGGCACTTCTTTGTTTGGTTCATCCAGTTTCCATAGAACGTTGCAGTCTCGTTACTTTTCTTGTAGTTTCTTGTGTCGCCAAAAATGTTGTTTAGTCTGAATACATTGTTCTTGCTGTCCTCTTTGAGACCTTGGTAGTCAAATCCTAGTATGTAGATTTCCTTGAATCCATGATCACAGGCCAGTTTTAGTGCTGTTGGTCCACTGCTCCATCCTAGGCTGGGTTTGGACCAAGTCACATGATCCAACAATTTCTTGTGCTTTTGGTATTGTGTGTTGAAATTGGAGTACACTTTATTATGTTCCACATAATCTGTTTCCGCAATCTCATTCATCATCTTTGGGTCGACCGCTATCAACCAATCCGGTTGATGTGTCCTGTATACGGCATTACAGGCATACACGGTGCCTTTTTCCTTAAGGTCATTGATTTCGATGCCCTTACGTGATTCACCGTTGCCTAGTACGAACGCTATTGATGACATTATAACTCTAAGTTATCGTCTTGTGCAGGTTGTCCGTACATCTTTTGGACAAATACTGCTTCTTCCTTTTGTTGAGCATCGTGTGCCTCTGATGCTAACCTCATAGAGTTGATTTGTTTGAGTGTTAATCTTGTTTTCCTTGTGTCTTCTGCGTCTAAAATTGAAATATCGTTCTCAGGCTCGTATGTCTTGTCCTGTTCAAAGCCATCTGCGCCATATGTGAAGAATTCATTCAGTTTCATAATCGTATTTAATCCTTATACCTGTCCACCGCCGCCTGTGCCACCTGGTGTTTGTCCACCCGGGGTCTGTCCAGGTTGTCCTGGCTGTGGTGATCCTGGTTCCGGTGCTTCTGGATCTGCAGTCGGCTCCTCGAACTGGTCTAGATCACTTGATATTCCAGACTGTGTAACACCGCCGCTTCTTAATTCATTTGATTTAGTTTGTTTTTTCTGCGGCACGTTGTTTTCCTCCGCCCATAGTTCAGCATTCCTTGCCATTTCTTCTTCAGAAAGTCCAAGATATCTCTTCAATGCAAATCTCTTACTCATGTAAGGCAGTTCTGCCACCTGTGTGAATGTTCCCACCCTGCTTTGGTCCATTTCTGTCTGTCTGTACTGTGCAAAGTTCTGTGGTGGATTAAGTTTTATTTCAAACATTCCATTGTCTATGTTGTAACCTTTTGATTTGATCCATAATTTGAATTCACTGTCAAAAGTTTCTGCCAACATTGATTGTAATCTTCCACAATACTTGTTGAATCTCAATTCCTGTATGTATGCTGTACCTACCCTGCCGTCATTGTACTGTTGTCCGCCATCTTCTGCACCTGTTGGCAAGTAAGAACTTGGAATTCTTAGTCCTCGGAACAGTTTGTTGGTGAAGAATCTTAAATCATCAATCTCACCTAGGTTGGTACCACCTGGCAGTGTGTCCACTTTAGAACCTCTACCTTCTGCTGTCTGTGGGAAGAAGTAATCTTCGTTTATTGACATTGGGTTGTAGGTTGCATCAATGAAGTTTGCTCCACCTGATGCACTTGGAATTCTTCTCTGGTTGATCTCGTTCTTGACTCTCTCAACGAACTGCATAGCCAAGTGTGTTGGCATGTTACCTACGTCGATGTAAAAAACCCTTCTCTCAGGTGCTCTCTGTACCCTGTAAATGATGATTGCGTCTTCCAATAATTCTTTTTGTTTGTAAACTTTGAAAACTTGTTCTAGTACCGACTGTCCAAATGGGAATAGGTTGTCTAATCCGTCCGACATACTCATGTGTATCACATGTTCTGCATTTATGTTGTACGCATTCATTGTCTTGTAGAATCTTCCACCTGCGTTTCCGCCTGCGAAGCCTGACATGTTGTTTGTAGCACCTGCGTTGGCATAACTTGAACCATATGCCGCTGTACCACCTCCGGTAGTTCCACCGCCACCGTATGTTTGGTTGGGTGTGATCTGTGTTGCTGATAATCTCTGTAGGTTGGGATTGATATCTCTGATCACGTACTGTTCAGGTTTCTTACCCTCTGATTCGTTTACAACGATCCTGTCAACTTTTGCGTTGTCTATGTATAGCCATTTCTGTGTTTCAGGATCTCTTACGAAGAAACAGTCTCCGTACTTCAGTGCGTTCCTGAATATTCTAAAAATTCTCTTGTTGAACTTGTTTGACTTGGTCCATTGTTGAAGTGCTTTCTTGAGAAGTTTCACTTCGTGTTCCGTTGTCTCGTCCTTGAACACAAGATCAAATGGAGTTTCGTTCTCTGTGTTCTTCTGTGTTGAAAATTCTGCCAGGATGTCCAGAGCCGCGTTTATCTCCGAGTCTGAATCCATTTGATCATACTGGAAGTATCTCTGTATCCTGTTGGGGTGTCCTGTGTAAACGTCCGGCAAGTAAGAACTGTAGTTCCTCTTGGCGAAGTTGGGTACCTTCTCACCTGATATAGGAGAAAGGTTAGCGTCTTTAAAATATTTTTTCCAAGCCATACTTTATTATACTATGCTTTTGTCCATGTTTGCAAGATTATTTTTAGTCTCTTTGGTATTTCTTTCTGTCATAGCACCTATCGTTACTAGCGTATTTAAGTGGTTTGAGTTCATTTCGGTGGCGGCTATGAGTTTTTCAGTGTTTGCATTCAAGGTCGTCATGTCCATTTGTGTGGTATTGTTGGTCACTGTGTCACCCGCAGTGGTGTTCGTTGTGGTTGCCCCAACCTCTGCTAGAAGATTAGCCAGTTGCCCAACGTCGTTCTTGGGAACCACCGCTTCCACACCGTGTAACTTGGCCAGCGTGCCAGATCCAAAGTTCCTGAATCCGTTTGTTCCTTGGTTGAATTCATCCAGGCCTGGGACCAGTCCATCTTCATTCATGATCATGCTGTCCAACTCCTTGGCTGAGGTTGTTTTTTTCTTTTCTTTATCCTTGCTTGGTTCTTTAAGACCGAAGTACTCCAGCAATTTATCTACGGCCTCCCCCGCCAACTTCCCGCCGTCATTGACGAAGCCTTGTACTCCCCTGGCTCCCACGCTTTCCGGATCAAGAACCAACTTTTCCATGATCGCTGTGGTGGCTTTTTGCAACTGCACAGTGTTCTCATCTAATGCGTTCTTCACATTCATTAATGCTTTGGTTGGCGATTCCGCCTGTGCGTCAGCAGTGGTCTTGGTGAATTTCTTTATGTCCGCGGCGGATCCTGCCATGGCAGTGATCAGGTTGTTACCTTCCCTGAAGAAACTGTCTCCGCCCGCCAATGCCGCTGTTGCGAATGAGTCTGCGAGACCACTATTCTGTATGTCGGTGCCTAATGTTTTGATCCTGTTTGAAAGAGCCACTGTGGCTTCTTCAGAAAGTGTTCCTGTGGTGTTCATGGCGCTGTCTATGATGTCTTTGACTGCACCACCACCCAGCACTGCTAGGGCCTTGCCTGCCTCTGACACCGGTGCACCCAGTAGTCCCAGTTCCTGCACTGCCAGTTGTGCCCCTGCTGGGAACAGGTCAAGCACCTTCTGAAATTTGATGGCGTCCTCTGTCGACATCTGTGCCAGTTTGGCCTGTAGCACACCGTCCATTGATTTCTGTCTGTTCTGTGCATCAAGTTCTCTGACACTCTGGCCTGTTAGCCTACTCAGTTGAGTTAAATTCTTTATGTACCCCTGTGTGCCTGCCAACAGTTGTTGTGCTGTCATGCCCTGTGAACGACCTTGTGCCCTCTGTAGTTCCGTGAAAGTGCCTAGGAACTCATTGGCTTCTTCCATTGAGATACCAAATCCTGTCAAATCTTTCTTGACGAAATCCCTCAGTCCACGTCCCAACTCAACGAACTGCACCGCACCTTGGTTCACCGAACCAAACATCTTGGCCAACACCTGTGTGTTGTCCTGTATTAATTCTTGGAACTGTAGCAAAGGCATGTTTGCCTTGGTGGCCGCGTTTTTGAAGTCAGATAAAGAAGTTCCAAAGGTTGCCCCTGATTGGGCCAATCCTCTTAACATTTCTATGTTCACATCAAGTTCTTTGGCGACCTTTTGTGCCGCCGGACCTAAAAAATCTATTCCATCCATGCCTGCATTTACGGCATCTTCTAAGGACTTTATATTGCTGTCTGCTCTTGCGAAGTTCAGTGCAGTCTTTATAATTGCACCACCCAACTGCATGGCGGCATCTTTTACAACATTGAATGCCTTCTTAACCAGTCCCAATGGTGTTGGCATGCCCTCGAGTTTACGCTCGAAATCACCCAACTCTGCGGTGGCCTCTTTGACTTCTATACCAAACGCTTCGACAAAAGAACCAGTCTCTTTCTTTTTTTTGATAAAATCCGCCATGGATTTTATTGTTCTTTTACGACTTTCTTTTTCTTGTTTGAGAGTTTTGGTATTTTCGATGACCTTCTTGTTTGTGCTTCCTAGCACCTTGACCAGATCGCCGAGCTCTGACGTAAGATCTTTGAGTATCCTCTCTAATTCTCTATCCATATGGTTTTAATTCCTGTCATTTTATACGCACATAAATATTGACACATGTACGCAACTAGTGTATATTTATAGGATACAAAATGATAGAAAACTCAAACACAAACCCGTTACAGAAGTACCACAGGCAACCGGCTATATACATCAAATTGCCCACAGAAGGTAGATACTATACCAAAGATGTATACACACCCACAGAAACAGGTGAGATACCCGTACTGCCTATGACGGCCAAGGATGAACTTACGTTCAAAACACCAGATGCGTTGATGAACGGGCAGGCTGTAGTTGACGTAATCAAGTCATGTGTGCCGAATCTATTGGATCCATGGAGTATGGTGAACTACGATACTGACGCGGTGTTGCTGGCCATAAGGATCGCCACCTATGGGGAAACAATGGACATCAAGTATCAGGTACCGGTCACTTTAGAAGATCAGGAACACACGATCAACCTGCCGTCCCTACTGGAACAGGTAAACAAACTCAAAATAGATGATTACACAACCACAAATAAAGGATTCAAGATAAAAGTGGCACCACTGACTTACAGGCAGGTGGCCAAGGTACAACTAGCCAGATTTGAACAGCAGAAAATGATTGGCACAGTGAACGACAGCACACTTTCTGAAGAACAGAAACAGACTGCATTCTCAAAGAGTTGGGAAATAATGAACACCGTGAACTTCGCACTGTTGGTCGATGCGATTGGCGAGATAACGACACCGGACGGAGAAGTGGTAACCAACAGGAATCAGATCGCAGAATTCTGCAACAAGGCCGATACAAAGACAGTGAAAGAGATAGAACAAAAAATACAAAGTCTCAAAACACAAGCACAAACACCGCCTCTGAAAATAAAAGCAACAGATGAGCAGATAAAGAGGGGAGTGCCTGCCACGTACAACGTGCCAATCACTTTTGATCAATCAAATTTTTTCGGATAACCCTACTGACAATGGGGGACTCTGACATTGTCAAGTACCTCAAAGACCTAGAAAACGAATCCAAGAACATGAAATTACAAATTATGAAGATATGCTGGTACATGAGGGGTGGGGTAACCTGGCAGGAGGCCTTAAATTTCTCCAACGACGAACGAGATATAGCGGCACAACTGATCAAGGATAATTTGGAAACTACCAAGAAAACCGGTCAACCTTTCTTCTAGGATATAGTATACTATAATGGTATTGAATTATGCAGATAATTAACACTTACATATGTCCGAAAAAGACTTAGTCAAAGAACTTAAATCCGAAATCGTAGAAATCACAAAAGACCGTGATGATGCTTTGTCTAAGGTGAAGGCCAAGGAGAGCCGGATGAAGCAGGTGTTGATCAAACTGGAACATGCCACACAAGATGTGCAAACAGTGGGCCACAAGATAGGTGAACAGAACAAGCAGATAGCGGATCTGGAGGCCAAGTTGGATACCAAGGATAAACTGCTGGGAGAAGCACTGCAAAAGATCAAGGACATACATGACGACTCAACAAGAAAAACAGAAACAGAACCCGACACAGACGATCCGGAACTGGATTAAGGACTTCGTCACGAAGCCCAATCCCATATTCGGTGACCTGCCGCCATGCCCATTCGCACAGAAGGCCATAGTGGATGGCAAGGTGTCCTTTCTGGAACTGGATGGCGTCGCCGATTACCCAACACTTTACCAACACATATCAGATTTCGACTTCGAGGACAAGGACGTGCTGATAATGATAGCACAGCCCGACCATTTCACACCCATGGAGACGGAAAAACTGGCCAAGGACCTTAACAGTTATTTCATGAGCAGGGACATAGTGGTGCTGGAAGACCATCCACGCACTCCCGAATCGGTCAAAGGTGTGAAACTGAACAACGGGCACTACACACTGTTCCTGGCACAGGGTCTGGCCAAGTTGAACAAGTTCTCCAAGATGTTGGAGGCCGGCCCCTACTACGAAAATTGGTCTAAAGATTATCTGGAATCAGTGAAAGGTTTCCGAGAGAAGAAAAATCAGTAAGTTTACTGTCCCTCCTACACAATCTCCTGTACTGTTTCTTGTTGGTGCTCCACTCCGCACCCGTCCACCACTCGAACCCGCGGTAGTTGGCCTTGTATTCTGATGACAGTTCATATCCAGACCCCATGTAGAAGTACCTGACGTAGTTGTCGCTGGCCCACTCGATCTCCATGTCCAGTGTGATGTCTGATATGGGTATGGTGTTGGCGTGTATCACGCTCTCCAGTCCCGCCAGGTCCCTGCTGTCATAACTGTTTATGGTGCTGTAATTGTCCTCCTGGTATCTGTATCGCTTCTGCTTGGTGAACCCCACTATGTTGTCAGCGGTGCCCTGGTAGAACACCATGAACTGGTCACGCTTGTGGTAGTGTCCGAAGGGGTCGTAGTCCGCGCCAAAATTTTTCCTCTTCATGTACTGCTTGTATATGTGCGGGAGGCTCAACAACTTGACCATCTCACTTGCGTCTATGACCTTGAGTCCTATCTCCTGGCCGTCGTGGGTGTGTGATTTGTATCTGGGTCTGTACAGGTCCAGGTTTATGCGTGTGCTACGTGACTGGTAGAACACCTCATTCCTGCCACCGATCGGTTCGTCCAGTGCTAGCCATCCTCTGTCAATGGCTTCCGCTTCCTCGTCGGAGTCAACGACCGCCATGGGTTTGCACACCACTAGATCCTGCTGTTCCTGTTTGCCGAATGTGTGGTCGAATATCAGTTCCATGCTAATACTTAAGGTCATGGTAAAAGATGACTTACGTCATCTGAAACTTCGCTACGCTCGTTTCGTTTTTTTAATTTACGCTTACGCACAGTAAAAATTAACGGTGTACGCATTTTGTGTGCCCTGTGGTAGATGAGCAGTCACAATTCTGCTATTACTAGCAGAACTGAATGGGAACCCTGTGGTGAGTTCGCAGTCACTATACATCGCTACTTTCGTCGGGCGGTTGTGCTGTACCCGTTTGCTCATTCTATTACAACGCGAGCCTACTAGATCCTTGTATAATAGTATCTAATAAACCTGAGGATTATCTTTTTCTAAGTGCCTCATCATTTTTTGCTGTTTGCATCTAAGGATTCACCTGTCGCTTGTTAGCCGCATTTCCTTGCTCACTGGTTGCGATGCTATGTTTGCCTATGGGGAAAATTGTTTGCCTGGTGGAAGGATACGGTTGCCCTTCAAGTACTATATAACATAGATAAAAAAGTTGGTCAATCTTTTTGGCTTTAAATATGGCTATGCATTGGACATACCAAGGAAATGAAATTACCAACATGCCGGAAGAGGTTGTGGGATTTGTTTATCTCATAACAAATACAACCAACGGTAGGATGTACATAGGCAAGAAACTTGCCAGATTCAAGAGAAGTCGTCCACCACTTAAAGGCAGAAAGAACAAACGTAGATACAAGGTTGATTCTGACTGGCAGGACTATTATGGATCAAGCGATGATCTCACAATCGATGTTAACAAGATTGGTAAAGATAAATTTACAAGAGAAATACTTTTCTACTGCAAGTCCAAAGCAGAACTATCCTATGTAGAAGCACGTGAACAATTCTCACGTAAGGTCTTAGAAACTAATGATTATTATAACGGTCATATCCGTGTGAGAGTACACGGCAAAGGCATTCTCAAGAAATGATACCCGTAAAAGGATATACAACATTCCATCCACTCAAACACTGCATAGTTGGTAGCGTACATGCTCCGGAAAGTGTGTCCGATGATCTTAAGGGTGTAATGCAGACCACAGCAGAGGATCTGGACAACCTTGTTGCAACGTTGGAGTCGTTTGATGTTTCCTGTTACAGACCGGAAACAAAAGATGCCACAAAACGTCCACCGGTGTCGCCCCGGGATTATTTTGTTGCAATTGGAGACAACCTAGTTGTTGGTAAACTGATCAATGGTTACAAAGGCATATTAAAAGAGATTGATAAAAAAAATATTAAATGGTTTTTAGACAGCGATATATCCAGTGGCAACATGATACGTTGTGGAAACCACATACACTGGGATATAAGCAAAGATGTTAAACCAGAAGCGGAGGACACCATACTAGAATGGCTCAAAGATAACCATTATAGAACAACTGTCACAAGACATGGATGGCACATGGACGGAGTATACAGTATATTGAAACCCGGAGTTATAGTTGCAACAACGGATTTACCCAACTTGGAACAAATTTATCCAGGATGGGATATTTGCTATCTGGAAAACTATAAAAAGCAAAAGTTGGTTGATCACACCTGGGGTGGCAATTCTGCAGAAAGCAATTATCATGTAAACATACTTTCAGTCAATGAGGAAAACTGTATAATGACGGAACCAAATACAACTTTATTCAACTTCTTGGAAAAAAATAAAATTAATCCTGTAATTTGTGAATTCCGTGATAAAGAGTTTTGGGACAACGGTCTGCATTGTGTTACGCAGGATCTTTACAGAGAAGGCGTGATGGAAGATTATTTCAAATAATAAAAAACCCCCGACTCGCAAAAGCCGAGGGTTATTGAATTGCAATTCAATTGTAATTACGCCGCCGCCTTGGCCGCGTTCTTCACTTCTTGAATTTCTTTTCTTCTTGATTTGATCAGTTTAGATAATTCTGCTAGGGCCTTTCTGGCTCTTGTTGCAGAGGCTTTTACACCCTTATCAACAAACTTACCATTTTCTTCTGAATAAGTTTGAATCGCTGTCATTATTGCGTCATGTGTTTCTGTTGACATATGTTTTTTCTCCTTCTATTGTCGTACGATATAATTAATTAACATATGTTACATTTAAGCACACAAGATGTGGTTCTGTCAATAGAAAAGTCTCCATTAATGATTGTCCATGGAACAATGTACCAGGAATACCGTGACTTTTTTGGTAAAGGATTTAGTTTACCAGCATTAGGCAAAAAAAAATTTACAAATCTTGAGCATCAAGAACTTAAACCCAGGAGGCGACTTGACTACAATGACGAGCTGATGAAGAAAATTAAAATACTGTTCATGAACACAAATATAACAGGTGCACTCGAAAATAAATTCAACACAAGACTAACATTTGATTCAGCAGACATATGGATCGATGATAGCGGATACAAGTTGGTGCCACACACTGACGACAGCAGGATTAAATTGGCACTACAAATATATCTCAGCGACAACAACGAGGGCACTTCTCTGTATGACAACACCGGCAACATACGATACACTTTCCCATTCAAGTTCAACAGTGGCTATGCCCTTTACAACGGAATGTACAGCACTCATGGTGTAGAGGAAATAGAGAATGACGGGAGGACCAGTCTGTATGTTAGATATCAATAATTTGCAACTATCAGATCTTGATACCACCTTGCATCCTCTCGAGGACAAACATCTATCAGATCTCAAACAGGCATGGTACAGCCAACCACAAGAACCTGTGTCACACAATCAGTTCCTCGATCGAGCCACAGCATGGTTCAGGTCTACCAAAACAAACCACTTGCAAGGGTGGGACGCCTTTCCTTGTGTTGATGTAATAATGGGTTGCACACACTTCATAGAGAGCCTGGCCAGCAAACACAAATGGAACATACAGATACTTGGAAAAGAATATGCTTACTACACAGTGATGGGTAAAAAACACACAGAGCCTGGACATCTACAGTCCGGCGTGCCATTAATAGTATCGTTGCCAAACTACTTCTACGGCGACAGGCCAGAATGGCAATCAGTTCTAAAGGAATGTGAACAGAAGGAGATAGACATACACATTGATTGTGCTTGGGTGACAGCCGCCAAAGGGTTCAACTTCAACTTCGATCATCCTAACATAAAATCCTTTGCAATGAGTATGTCCAAGTACAATTTCACCTGGAACAGAATAGGTTTAAGGTGGTCCAGACAGCGTACAATGGATTCGTGTTCATTAATAAGTGCCCAAAAAAAATACAACGAACTTACAACAGCGTGTGGGTCTTTTATGATGGATAACATATCGCGAGATTATGGTTGGGAAAAATACGCAAAATTAAATCAACAGATCTGTGATAAACTAGGCCTCGACCGCACAATGTTCTTTTACATAGTCAAGGATAAAAATAATAAATTGTATTCTATAGGGAAACTTTTAGGCAGTATTAAACAATAATTTCAACATCGTTGGCATAGTTTGTGAAGCCATTCTCTTTAACCACTTTTAGTACTGAATTCACTCTGCTTACCAGTTCGTCTTTGTGAGATATCAAAAATATGTTCTTCTTTTGCGTCCTACTCATGTCCTTTAGCACTGCCATTGAACTTTCAACACCCGACAAGTCCATACCAGCATCTACAAGTTCGTCAATGAACAGCAAGTTGATCTGTTGATAAAGGCTTTCCCACACATCTCTGAATGCCCAACTCAAACTCAATATCAATCTGTTTCTCTCACCTCTGCTTAAATTGTCAAAGTCTAGTTCTCTGCCTAGTTCCTCGATACGCACAGTGAGATCAGATTGGAAAGTGACTGTGTGCGGCAGTTTTACCTTGCCCAAGAAGTACGCTAATCTCTGATTCAGATAAGTCAAGTTCTGTTCTATGATTCTTGTTCTTATGAACGAGTCTTTTGCTGTCAACAGTTTGTACAAGAAGTCTTGGTGCCTGTGCAAGTCTTCAAGTTCGTTGGCTTTTTCGTAATCTACTTTTTGTATTGCTTTGTTTTGCATCTCTTCGATCTGCTCTGCATACGTATCTTCTTTTTTCTCTGTCTGCTCCAACTGTCTTTTCAGATCTTGCAACGAACTTTTGTGGTTGTAAGCCTCGTCTATGGTATCATAGTATGTGTCAGGTACATTGCCTAGATCCCCAATATCGTCAATGCCCTGTTGTATTTTTACAAGATCGATTCTCAACTTCTCAGCGTATTCCTTAGATTCTGTCAGTGTTGTTTTCAGTTTACCAACCAGTTGTTCGTGTTTGTTATCGTGTAATTCTTGTTCACATGTTGGACATCTTTGTTGTGCGGCATATTCCAAATCACTTTCAGTTTTGTCTACAGTGCTTTCTGCTTTAGTAAATGAATCTTCGTGATATGCTTTCTCTTTTTGTAGACTTCTTAGTGCAGTTTGCATTTCGTTGTGCTTTTGTAGTTTTTTGTGTTTCGCAATTTCAATTTCGCTATCTACCTTATCTAGCTCTGCTATCGCTTCTTTGAAGCCTTCGACGTCGTCTACCTTTTGTCTGGTCCACGCACTAGATCTTATTTTCAAACTCTCTATAGATTCTTGTATTTTTTCATTAGAAGCCATCCTGGCATCTATTGTTAATTTTTCTTCTGTTAGTAACTGTTTGGTTGCTTTTTGTTTTTCACGCAGTAGATCTGCTTTCTGTGATAACAGTGTTATACCTAGTAATTGTTCAATTATTTCTCTCTGTTCGGCTTGTTTGGTTGATAAGAAAGGTTGGGTATATGTGTTCAATGCAATAATGTTCTTGAACATAGAATGTGTCATTCCCATCAGTTTATTGATTTCTATCTGTGTTTCTCTGTTCTCTCCCTGTGCTTCATTGGATTCTAGATTTTGTTCAATGTTGTTTGCATAGAATTTAAATATTTGAGGCTTCCTGCCTCTTTCGATTGTGTATTCAACATTGTTTTTTACAAATTTAACACTTACCAACATTCCTTTTTCGTTAGTCTTGTTAACAAGGTTATCTCTTCTGATGTTCGTTAGTGCTTCACCAAAGAACACATAAGATAGTGCATTTATGATTGTGGTCTTACCAGTACCGTTTCTGGCACCTGCATCGTCACCACCCAGATCCATGTTCTCACCAATGACCAGTACTAAATTTTTATCCGAAAAGTTTATTGCTTGGGCCTGGTTGCCCACGCTCATGAAGTTCTTTACTGTGAGTTCTTTAATCGTTAGCAAGTTGTTTCCTTTTCCATTCATTGTATCCACGTAACCATTCTTCTTGAGTTACAGGTTTTGCAAGTTGATCCAACAGTGTTTGTTTAGACATAGGTTGTTCGAGCTCGCCTTTTAAAACTTTTATCAATTTTTTTTTACTAATTCGTGACATCTAGATCGTTGTAAATTGCTGTTAATATGTTCTTGTCGTATACTTCTGAATCAACTCCTTGTAACTGTTTAATAACGATTTGATCAACACTGTCAAACTTTTGTACTTCGACTAACGGTTGTTGTGCTTGATCAATTTGTTCTGGGATTAGTTGTAATTCTCTCAATTGATATTTGTCTATGAACGTTTCTCTGACAAAGTTTGCTTCCTCGTATGAGATTTTTATATCTAAAGTTACTCTTACATACATGTTAGGTTTTAGGTACTTGTCCGGATCCTCTAATAGTTCCGAAACCTTGATAGTGATGTATCTTGGCATGTCTGGCCAATTAATATATTTTGGTTTTCCACCCATTTCTATTATCATCATGCCTCGGTCATCGTCCCATGCATCTGCGTAGTTGTGTGGAAACGCATTACCCATGTAGGTCACATTCTTCATGACTTGTCTTTTATGGAAGTGTCCTGAGAACACCTGTCCACAGCCTGCAAAATGATCAGTCTGTATTCCGCCCACGTCTGGCATATCCACCATAGCATTCATTTTAAAGTATGGCAGTTCGAAATGTCCAAACACATACTGTTGTTTCATTTTTTGGATCTTTTTATATTCGTCTCCCACTATCCACGGAATAATTGCAACGTCATCCTCGACTAACCATTCGTTGACGAGATGTATGTTTGGTATGTTTCTTATAAATTCCATGGAATTAATTTCTCTTTTTTCTCTGTAGAATAAATCGTGATTCCCCATGATGACATAGACTTTTTCAAATGCCGCACCCAGTCGTTCCATGTTGGAAACTGTGTAGTTCATCGTGGAAACATTGGTTGCTGATCTGTGATGGTGCCAGTCGCCTAGGAATATGCAAGTCTCACAGCCTTCTGCTTTGGCCTGCTCTATAAACCATTTCACGAATGCTTCGCAGTCATCATTATGTATACGACTGTTACCCTTCATACCGAAGTGTATGTCTGTAAAACACGCTACTTTTTTAAAGAATGCCATTTATACTACCATCTCTTCTTTACAATTGGTTGGTGATTGGTCATGTCGACTTTCTTAGAATTAACAGTTTCAAAGTCCTTTGATTCAATCTTGCCTTTTTTCTTTAGTGCTTTATTCAATTTTGCAATACCAGTTTTATTGACCTGCATAACATCTCCGTGTGCTGTTTTCATTCTCTCTTTGTACGAAGGACCTGATGTCTCATTCTCGTTTTGCCTCGTGAAACTAGGCATCATGTTGTTGAACTCCAGCAGGTCGTCTCGAATAGATTGGTTCTTCTTTTCGATGTTTAGTATTCTCGTGAAACTGTTTGTTATGGCCGCTGTGTAATATGCAAACGGATTGTCCGATTTTGATTCATCAAATTGTAGACCAATCTGACTCAACTGCATCAACGCCTGTGACTGCATCTCGTCGTTGTATGTGTAACCTCTCCAGTTGGCTCTCGTTCCATAACGTTCACACAACTTCATGTACATCATTGCCAATTGGTTTGTCATCTTGCCATGATCTACGGAGAAGTGTCCGTTACTCATTCCGCCCACCCAGTGTGATTTACCCACGCACACCAGTTTACCTTTCACATCGAATCTGTAATGCTGGAACGGTGGGAAATTGACCTTGCTGTGGTGGTCTGCTACGGTCTTTGGATTCTTCTTTCGTTCACTATCCATAGGCACGTGATCAAACATCATTACCCTGAACACCAGATCCGTCTTGTCTATTTTCCTAGGACTCACTGTGTAGTCCACTAACTTAATTTTTTTCATTCCTGCCGACTTGGCCTCTTCCCACGCTTCCTGTGTGAGTCTCTTGGCCTTGGCTTTTCTGGCCTGTGCCACGGCACTGGCATTTACCTTCTTCAAATTGGGCACTATCAAATCATACTGTGAATCCTCTTTGGCCACGTATGAACAGTAGGTGTTCTTGCTGGCATGTATCTGCAGTAGCAGATCTCGATTGTTCAGGTACTTGACTCTCTTCATAAATTCCTTTTCTGTATGTTATTGAAAATGACCACAAACAGGTCTGTTGAATCGCGCCGTATGGTGAATTAAGTGTGCCTAGAATAATGCCTATAAATATAGTTAAAGTATACAAAATTTTACAAAGGAAAGCAACCATTATAATGGCATTTGGAGAAATAGGAAAAATAATAAAAAACGTTGGAGGGGGAATATTCAACAGGACCTTGGCCAGGCTCACGGGTGCTGGTATTTCCACGGACAGCAGGATAGTGCAGGCCAGGGCCAAATGGTCGGGCAGGAGCGACAAGACCGATTGGCGTGTGAGATTAACGGTCCCCGAAGGCCCATTGAGACAGTTTTTTGATTTTGAGAACAATCCGATCATGAAGCCATTGGCAGAATCATACGGCATGTTCTGGCCTCTGACACCCACAATGCAGATAGCACACCAGGCCGCCTACAATGCATTGGACATGACACACAGCAATTTCCCACACCAGGCGTACCAGAACTCACAAGTAGAACAAATGAACATAATTGGTGAGTTTCCTGTACAGAATTCAGACGACGCAAAACACTGGGTGGCAACGGTGAACTTCCTGCGTACGGCGACCAAGATGTTCTTTGGTAAAGACGACGGCCTAAATGGACTCAAAGGTAATCCCCCACCGATCCTGCACCTTTATGGATACGGGGATCACATGTTCAACAGGGTACCGGTTGTAATAAACTCCTTCAACATGGAATTGAGGCAGGGCATAGATTACATATCTACAAAACAGGGTAACACAGAATACAAAAAGTTGACGGGAGCAGATGCTGGCGAGTTTATAACTGCCCAACAGGGAGAATCACAGACATGGGCACCCACAATATCAAACATATCAGTGCTGGTGACACCAATCTACAGCAGAGATTCAATCAAGAAGTTCTCCATGAAGCAATTCGTCAACGGTGAGTTGAACGGCAAGGGTGACGAGGTAGGATTCATCTAATGGCCGAATACTCGAACACATCACCATATTTTGCCACAGGGGAAACACAGAATTATCTAGACATCTTAAACCCCAGGACGCTGACGGCGGAAGATGACGATCAAAGTTACACCATAGAGAGGACCTACGCATACAGGCCGGACCTATTGGCCTATGACCTGTATGGTTCACCTAGGCTTTGGTGGGTGTTCGCACAGCGTAACCCAGACCAAATAGAAGACCCCATTTATGATTTTAAACCCGGAGTGATTGTGCAGTTACCAAAGAAAGAGAACCTGCTCAAGGATCTAGGAATTTAGACATGGCAAAAACCATAAGCACATCAAGTGTTGATATTAAAGCAAAGGTATCCACACAATTCAACATCCACAATGACAACGCCAAGACCGTGGATAACAAGATTTTTGTCCACAACGTGTCCACACCAAACGTGCTGGAAAAGTTCGCATCATACAATGCATTGTTCACACTATCAGCATTAAGCCAGTCTGAAATAGAAAACACCAAGACATTGAGACCACCACATGACATATTAATCAAGAGCGGGGGTATAGCGGACAGCAACTCCGCCAGCCACGCCGAATCATCCGCCAACGCCCGGGAGAGCCGAAGAGATCCCAGCAATGAATTTAACAAAACAGTGGACAAAGGAAGACTGGGGGCAGTGCTTGGCAAGAGTTCCAGGACTTTCAAAAAAGATCGCGACCTTTACTTCAACGAGGTACGGATGAATGCCATACCAGGCTTCAACGACAGGAGGAGAACGACATCGGTCACACAGATAAGCATGACAATCATAGAGCCGGCGGGCATAACCCTGTTCGAACGTATGAGGGCCGCGGCCGCCAACAACGGCTATCTGGATCACGTGGACGCACCGTACCTGTTGACAATAGAATTTCAAGGGTTCGATGATAAAGGGCAACCAAATCCACCAGGTGTTCAAAAAGAAACAATGAAAAGAATCATACCGATCAAAATGACCAACATGCAGTTAAATGTCAACCAAGGAGGCACCGTATACACTGCGACGGCGATACCCATGAACGAGGTCGGATACCTGGACAAGACCATCTACCCAAGGACAACGGGAACACTTTTTTCCAAGGATCAGACGTTGAGTGGTGTGGTGAAGGAACTAGAGGACATACTGAATCGCCAGAATCGGTCAGAAACAAAAACTTCTGGGGTCAGCATTCCAGACAAGTATGAGATAAGCATAGACGAGTCATTTAATCCACAAAAGATCAAAATTAAAAACGAATTCTTCAATGAGTCACCGATGACCAGTCAGGCGGTAGATCCAGGATTCAGGAGGGCGGCGAACCTGCACTCAACAGGTACTAACTTCATGCAGATCAACACTACGACCAGCATAATAAAGGTGTTGGAAGAAGTAATGAAATCGGACCCAAAGTTCTCAGACATAAGTTTCGATCAGTGGAAGACCAAAGTTGCAGACACTTTGAGTGGTGTTGAATCTGTGGGCGGTGCACAAGCAGTGTACGAAAAGGCCAAGAACGATTCCAACATGTGGTTCGATTACTTCAGGATAAGGTCCAGCGTGATCCCGACTGAAGAATTTGACCTCAAAAGAAATATGAATGTCAAGAAGTTCAAGTTTGTGGTCTCACCATACAAGGTACACGCATACTCACTGTCGATACCGGGCGTCAGCACGGGACAGAATTTCAAGAACTTCGTGTACAAGACCTACGACTACATGTTCACGGGCGACAACGTGGATATTTTAGATCTCAACATCGACTACAAGGTATCTTACTATCAGAGCAGGCTGAAGGATGTGGAGGCCGATGCATCGAGAAAGAACAAGGTATCACAGATTAATGTCGAAAAGAGAAGGGGAGTTCTCAACCCAGATGACAATGTGCAAGATCAAAATTTGATTTACAGGAGTTATCCCGGCGTGGCCAAGTCAGCAGGCACAAACAAGACAGGTGGTGGATTCACGTTCGTGGATCAGTTCATAGATGAGCTCACACATCCACTGGCTGACATGGTTAACATCAGGATGGAGATACTGGGAGATCCAGCATGGATGGGGCAATCACAGTTCATTCCCGCGGAGCCAAAGGAAGTTGCACCCGGGGTCAGCAAGGATGAAACGATAGGCTTTTGGAGGGGGAATCTCAACGCGGTGTGGGACGTAAAAAGAAAGTGCTACAACCCAGACCTGGCGGAACCGATCATAATGTTGAACTTCAAGATGCCCACTGACGTAAACGACAAGACGGGCATCTACGAAATGGAATCATCACAGCAGGGAATGTTCTCTGGACTGTACAGAGTGACCCAGGTGGAACACGTTTTTGACGGTGGGAAATACACCAATATTTTGCAATTGACTCGTTTCAACAACCAAGGTGTATACATTTCAAATCCAGTAGATGAATATGGCGTAACTAATAATAAAGATGGAGAGTCTCAGGTGGTAGATAAGGCACAAGCCAATGAGTTGAGGCAGTACCTGAAAGAAGAGGGTGGTTCTCTATCGGAAGTAATTAACATAGGAAGAAAGATTAAGGACCTCTACACAGAGGCCAAGAACATTTTTAGCAGAGGAAGATTATAATGAGTCTACACAACTATTTGAAGGGAGATGCATCAAATGCCAAAGCACCAGGCAAGGACCAGAGCTGGGCAGGTTCGAATCCAGGACCCTACATAGGCATAGTCAAAGGCAACAAGGACCCCACAAGGATGGGCAGGTTGAGTGTGTTGATACCATCATTGGCACAGGCCAACCCGAATGCGGGGACAGAATCACAACTGATCACTTGCGAATACCTTGCACCTTTCTACGGTGCCAAGGGTGTGAGACACAACATTCCAGGATCAACGGAGTACGAACACAGTCAACACTCGTATGGGTTCTGGGCAGTTCCACCTGATCTTGACACTACTGTGTTGGTCATATTCGCGGAAGGCAAGATTAACCAGGCTTTCTGGATAGGGTGTGTGCAGGATCCCTACACAAATCACATGACCCCGGGCATAGCATCAAGCGAAGAAACATGGGACAAAACAGACGGCGGACCGGCAGGCACACTGAGCTCAGACATTGACAAGAAAGCAACCTATGGAACAACCAACGTACCAGCAGGTGAACTCAACAGAGCGGCATCCGGCGCATTGCCAAAAAATGATTACGAAGCATATCCAAAACCCATACACCCATTCGTAGAAACACTATTGAAGCAGGGACTGAGTGCGGACAACGTGAGGGGTAACACATCTAGTTCGGCACGTAGGGAAACACCCAGCCAGGTATTCGGTATCAGCACACCGGGTCGTAAAGACACAGGAACGACCAAACAAAAGGTAGGTGCAAGTGATTCAGGAGCAACTGACCATGTAACAAGAGGTACGGGACACACGTTCGTCATGGATGATGGTGCAGTAGACGGCACAAACCAACTTACGAGATTGAGGACTGCATCTGGACACCAGTTGCTGATGCATGACACCGAAGGTGTGGTGTACATAGCCCACGGTTCAGGTAACGCCTACATAGAGATGCAGAGCAATGGCAGGATAGATTTGTACTCCGGAATTGGAGGAATCAACATGAGGACCGAAGGTGACTTCAACCTACACTCGGACTCCAACATCAACATGCACGCCGGCGGACAGATCAGGATGAGCTCGTCGGGTGAGTTGATACAGAGTGCAGGAACATACATGATGAACCTAGGGCAGAAGGGCATATTCAACAGTTCACAGGCAGGATCCATAAGGGACTACTCCAGGGATGGTCTAAGTTCATTCACAGAAGGCACACAGTTGCATGGGGCGTCTGGACAGATACATTTAGCAGGAGCACAGGTGCATTTCAACTCAACTGGGGCCAGTACCAAATGGGGACCAAAATGGTTAGACACTGACGCGGCGTCTATGACGGAAAGGCAAGAGGGAGATGTCGAGCTCGCACAGAAAGGAATCAAACCACTGGAACCATTCACCAGGGAGACCAAGACCACAGTCCACAGGTTCGTCACACACGAACCCATGTTCAGGGCCAGTGTTTTTTCCAGTGATGGTATCATACCCATAGACAGCGATGACAAGAAACAGTGGAGTAAACTTGCCAACACTCCAGGAACACCAGAGTTTATCAACCACAGGCAAAGGTTCGATAAAAACTCTAACATCAGGAACTTTCGATACCAAGTGGACGCATCGGAACACGTCAAACAGGCGATGGGCGACAGCCTCGACGCGGCCAAGGCCAAGAAAATCTTGACCGACTTTGGTACCAAGTACAATGAGATATACGGTATCTCGGAAAAGATTAATCTGCCGTTCGACATCAAGGACAGCATATCTGAAAAAATAAAAGGCTTCAGTATAAACAATGCAGTGGACGATCTCACCAACAACCTATCATCACAAGTGATTGAAAACTTCACAGACAAAAGTAAGGAACTGTTCAAGGACAATGTTTTTGTCAACAGCGCCGGTGATCTGTTCTCACTAGGACAAAACACAATATCAGGCATCTCTGGAAACATTGATCTTGCCAAAAATACCATAAACTCACTTGATGGGTTGACAAAGAACCTGTCTACAAAAAACATACCGGCCACAATATCCAGTATAGCCAGCATCACACAGACTTATCAAAGTGTGGTCGGCGGACAGATAGTAGGCATGCAAACGGTCAAGAGTCTGGCCAGCAAGGCAGGACTGTTCAACGCCAGGGAAGCCGGTATAATGGGACAGAGTTTTCTACAGAACGTGGGAGCCAACATACCTACTGTAATAGGTAACATAGGTGGGGCGATCAGTACGTTCTTCTCTTCAGGAGGACTCTTCAGTGATTCCAGATTGAAAGAAGACATAAGATTTGTTGGTAAATCACCTGCAGGCATCAACACATATTCGTTTAAATACAAACAGTTGCCTGGTAGGTATCTAGGCGTCATGGCACAGGAAGTTCCATGGGCTAGGCACATGACAGACACTGGCTACTACGCTGTGGATTACAGCAAGGTAGACGTAGAATTTAGGAGATTACATTAATGGCGTACGGTGATTCAGGATCAGGAGACCTATCAAACAAGTCAGTTACATTCAAAGGTTTCAGTTCACGTGCTGACAAGCAGAACTTCAAACTTTACGACTTCGCAGTAGCCAAGCAGGACCTCATCAATAGGTTATCAGTGCGTAAGGGCGAGAGAGTTGAGAATCCAGAGTTTGGCACCATGATATACGATGCCATATTTGAACCGTTCACAGAGGCACTCAAGGATGCCATAATTGATGACATAACCGCTAATTTAAACGCTGATCCACGTATTGCCACCGAGGAAATACTGGTAACGGAAGCGGACAAGGGCATAGCAATTCAGGCAACAATCAAGTACGTGCCACTGAACATCACAGAGAAACTGAGATTCAATTTTGATGAGAACTCACTGATGCGTCTATCTTAATATACGCACATTTCCTAACACATAAATACCGTTGTAATTACAATGGCTACCACAGACAGACAAAACAGATTATTAGTTGCGGAAGATTGGAGAAAGATCTACCAGGCTTTCCAACAGGCAGATTTCAAAAGTTACGACTTTGAGACACTGAGAAGGACCATGGTAGCGTATCTTCGTGAGAACTATCCTGATGATTTCAACGATTTTGTTGAGAGTTCTGAGTACGTAGCACTGATAGATTTAATTGCTTACATATCACAGGCGTTATCATTCAGGGTAGACTTGAATGCCAGAGAAAATTTCTTAGAAACTGCAGAGAGAAGAAATTCGGTTCTAAGGTTGGCAAGATTAATCAACTACAATGCCAAAAGAAATCAACCTGCAACAGGACTGTTGAAGATAGATAGCATATCCACGACACAGGATGTGCAAGACAGCACAGGGACTAACCTAGCAAATGCAAACATCATCTGGAATGATTCTGCAAATGCAAACTACAGAGAGCAGTTCACCTCGATACTAAATGCGGCCAACCAGACAGGACAACTGTTCGGTAACCCAAGAGAGTCTGGAAAGATAGGTGGCATAGACACAGAAGTGTACACATTGAGTTCCAACCAATTGGATCTACCCATATTCAAATTCCAGAACCCAGTGGGAGGTACAACGAGGGCATTTGAGATAGTGTCTAGTTCAATAAACGACTCTGAAAGCATATTCGAATCTACACCAGTGCCGGGAACAGGACTTACATACACTTACAGGGCAGACGGATCCGGAGACAGTAGCAACAACACAGGTTTCTTCTTCTTATTCAAACAAGGAGTAATGCAGAACCAAGAATTCACTGTTGACACTTCGATTACAAATTATGTTAAAAGTCTTGCAACAGCAAATATCAACGACTCAGATGTTTGGTTGTACAAGTTGGACCAGTTCGGACAGTTGTCAGAGCCATGGACCAAAGTGCCGTCATTGTCAGGTAACAATGCCATATACAATTCATTGTCAAAGGCAGAAAGAAACACTTACAATGTCGTGACTAAAAATAACGATACGATTGACCTTGTGTTTGGAGACGGAAATTTCTCCAACTTACCATTGGGAAGTTTTAGGACCTACTACAGGACTAGTGACAACGCCAAGTACGCCATACAACCGGCGGACATGCAAGGTATATCATTAACAGTACCTTACACAGACGCCAACGGTGCCCAGCAGACATTAAGCATGAGCATGAGCTTGAAGGCCAGCGTTTACAATTCGGCGGCAACGGAATCAAATGATTCTATCAAAGAGAAAGCCGCACAGGTATATTATTCTCAGAACAGGATGATCACAGCAGAGGATTACCAAGTAGTACCATTGTCAGCATCACAGGAGATAGTCAAGGTGAGGTCCGTGAACAGATCGGCTTCAGGCATATCTAGAGCAAAAGAGATACTAGATCCAACAGGTGCATACTCAGACGTTAACGTGTTCGCAGAGGATGGCATACTGTACAGGGAAGAATCACTACAACAGTTTACGTTCACCTTCAATAACAAGAATAACATACAGTCCACAATAGACACATCGGTTGAAGCAAGATTAAAAGAAGCATATGCTAGACAATTTTATTATTTGAAGTACGGCACGAAGGACACCAGCACATTGAGTGCAACCTGGAATTCCACAACAACGTCTACTAATACCAACACAGGATATTTCACATCGGGTGGTGCATTGGTCATAGGTGATTCTGCAACTTCCAACATGAAGTTTGCTAAACCGGGAGCGTTGATCAAATTTACATCACCAGACACAAGAAAATTTCTAAACGGTACATTGGTGACGTCAACGACAGATAATTCTGAGGACAGGTTATGGGCTAAGATTGGTGCAGTTGTGCTTGATGGTGCCAACGGTGGTACAGGAGACCTGGAGTCGGGAGTCGGACCAGTCACACTCAACAACATAGTGCCAAATGGTTCGGTCGTAAATGCAATCATACCAAATCTGACCACATCATTTTCCGCAACACTTGAAGCGGACCTGTTGGACAGGATAGAGGCCTATGAGGAGTTTGGACTAAGGTATGACATTGATTCAGAAACATGGAAAGTTATCACGTCTACAAATTTAAGCACTAGCACAGTTTTCGATTTGGCCAATGCAGGATCGACTGCAGGATCAAATGCGGATGCAAGTTGGTGGTTTAAATTCACTAATGACGGAAACACGTACACAGTGCAGTACAGGAAACTGGATTATGTGTTTGAATCAGAATCACAGAACAAGTTCCACTATGACGTGCAAGAAAAAATTTATGACTACACCACGGGCAGGAGTGTAAAAGATTCTGTCAAGATATTAAAGACCAATAGTATAGTTTCCACAGGTAACAGCGTGAGCTATCCTCTTACGTGGCAGGTGGTCGATGTTGTGACAGAAGCAGACGGTTTCCAGGACAACAGGAAAGTCAAGATAGGATTTTTTGATGCAGACGACGACGGTGTTGTAGACAATCCAGAACTGTTTGACATATTCGTTGAACCAACTCTTTCAGAATCAACTAAATTCGTATTTTCAGAAAAGTACATTTCTTATGACAACATAGAAAGGTTCAGACCATACGCGGCAAGTAATTTTGTTGTTGCAGAAAAAGAAACAGACATAAATCTTAACACGACAGCATACACTGATGAACAGTTATTTTACTTCTATGACAGTGCAGAAGACGTTATCAAGAAGTACAGTTCTACAACCAACACACTTACTACAACAACAGACTACACAGCAAGAAGAGGCAGAAGCTCAATCGAATTCCAGTACAAACATCACGCAGGACAGGAAACTAGGATAGATCCTAGCGTGTCAAACATAGTTGACGTATATCTGTTGGAAAGAACATACGACAACCTATTTAGAATATGGTTGCAAGATGGCGGAAGCAAACCCGATGTATCAACAGCAGATCAATTGAGAATCAACTATTCAGGAACACTTAATCCATTGAAATCATTATCAGATCAGATCATATACCATCCAGTGAAATACAAGATACTTTTTGGTTCAAATGCTGACGAACAACTACAGGCAACTTTCAAGGTTGTGAAAAATCCTAAAACTAACGTGTCAGACGCAGTGGTAAAGACTAGAGTCATTGCCGCAATCAATGAATTTTTTGCACTAGACAACTGGGATTTCGGAGACAGTTTTTATTTTACAGAATTAGCCGCTTACATACACAATCAACTCGCTCCAGACTTACTGACAGCGGTGATTGTGCCTAACCAGTCAGGACAGGGGTTTGGGTCCTTGTTTCAACTAGACTCAGCGGCAGACGAGATTTTCATCAGTGGGGCCACCGTTGATGATGTGTCAATCATAACAGCACTTGGAGCCAACCAATTGGCGGCTTCCGGAACTGTGGTCACATCAACATCAACTGCCACGACCAACACCACATCAGGATCAGCAGTGTCAGGCTCTACTACAACAGGATCGGGATCAAGTTCAAGCACCGGCAGTAGTGGATCAGGATACTAATGGCAGACAATCCAACAAACGCATTAACTAATAACGAAGTTGTCAAACAGGGCAACAACGAGTACAGGCGTACAGTACAGCATTTGCCTGCTTTCTACAGGACAGACACTAATCAACGTTTCTTGTCAAGCACAATAGATCCATTGGTACAGAAAGGTAAATTAGAGAGGCTGGACGGTTTTATAGGTAAACAGGATGCCTACACTAGAGAGGTCGACGACAGATACATCACTGCTACAAGCAGAGACAGATTTGCTTACCAACTGGAGCCTACAGTCACATACACAGACAGAGACACCACATCGGTTAATCCTGAGGATCAAGTAAAATTTACAGCAACATACGACGACTACATCAATCAGATCAAGTACTTAGGAGGCAAGGTCAATAACCATGATAGGCTCAACAAGGAGACTGTTTACAGTTGGAACCCTGCCATAGACTATGACAAGTTGGTGAACTACAGGGAATACTACTGGATACCAGAAGGCACAGGAGCCATAGAAATAGATTCAGTCGGACCCAGTGTAGTAGCGGAATATTCAGTAGAGAATTTGGCACAAGGTGCCTACAACTTTACACACAGAGAGAACGAGAACAATCCTATTCTAACACTTTACAGGGGTAACACATACAAGTTTAATGTCAACGCCAAAGGGCATCCTTTCTACATAATGACTGAGCCATACAAGAGCAAGGTTTCAGCAGATGGTTCAACATCAACAATATTTGACACAGGAGTAACTAACAACGGCGCAGACTACGGAACGGTTACATTCACCGTGCCCACAACAGGAGCACCGGATACTTTATACTACCAGTGTGGCAACCATGATGCCATGTACGGCATACTACAGATCAAAGATGCATCTAGCACAACAGCAATAAATGTCGAAGATGACATAATAGGTGCAAAAAATTACAGTCTAAGAACACTAGATCTTTCCAATGGAATGAAGATAAAGTTCACAAGCTCATTGGTGGCAACTGCGTACCAAAACAAAGAATACTATGTTGAGGGAGTTGGTGATGCGATAACATTGACTGATGTTGAAGACCTAATAACCCCAGGAAGTTATGCAACAGAGTCAACAATACTTTACGATCAAGCAGGGTACGATTCAAGACCATATGCCAAGGCCTATTACATACCAGAATCAAAAGACTACATAACAATCAAGAGAGATTCACAGGATCAAAATGCTTGGTCTAGATACAACAGATGGTTCCACAAATCCATAATAGAAGAGACGGCAAGGGTCGGCGGATTCACTCCTGTTCTGAACGAGGATGACAGGGCCAAGAGACCCATAATAGAATTTGATTCAGGCCTGGCCTTGTACAATCACGGAACAGTGGCCAAAAGATCTGTCACGCTTTATGATACAGTCACAACAGATGCATTCAGTAACGTGGTTAAACAGACAGGTTACAT